GATCGAGGTGATGGCTATGACGGATGATGACGGTATCGAGTCGGGAGGGCGTCTCTCCGATCTCAAGGCGATGGACCGGTTGACCCAATCCTTGAGCCGTTCGTCTGACAGTTTCGGGAAGTCGATCGTCAGTGCTTTCTCGCGCGGCGTTGTCGAGGGCAAGCGCTTTGAGGATGTGCTGCGCAGCGTCGGCCGCTCGATGACCGACAGCCTGCTCAAGACGGCGCTGAAGCCGCTCCAGACCGGCCTCTCGAGCCTGCTCGGCACGGGCGCCAAGAGCCTGGGCGGCCTGTTCGGCGGCATCGGCCTGGGTGGTTCCGGTGGCGGCGGCATTCCGGTCGCGCCCTTCGCCGAGGGCGGTATCGTCGCCTCGCCCTCCTATTTCCCGACTGGGCGCGGGCTCGGCCTGATGGGCGAACGTGGCGCCGAGGCGATCATGCCGCTCGCCCGCGGGCCGGATGGGCGCCTCGGAGTACGCGCCGGTGGCGGGCAGGGGCGGCCGCTCAATGTCGTCGTGCAGGTCTCGACACCCGATGCCGACAGCTTCCGCCGCTCGGAGGCGCAGGTCTCCGCCGCGATCGCCCGCGCGGTCGCGCGCGGGCGGCGGGCGATGTGAGGGAGGGGGAGCATGCCGGATTTCCATGAGGTCCGCTTCCCGCTCGATGTCGCACGGGGTGCGCGCGGCGGACCGGAGCGCCAGACCCAGGTCGTGACGCTCGCCTCTGGGCGAGAGGTGCGCAACAGCCGCTGGGCGCATTCGCGCCGCCGCTACGATGCCGGGCTCGGCATCCGCAACCTCGATGCGCTGGCGGCGGTCGTGAGCTTCTTCGAAGAGCGTCGCGGCAGGCTTTACGGCTTCCGCTGGCGCGACCAGCTCGACTGGAAGAGCTGTTTACCCTCGCAGGTGCCGGCCGCGACCGACGAGGTGATCGGGGCCGGCGACGGCGTCAATGCCGTCTTCCAGCTCTGCAAGGCCTATGGAGCCGGTGCCTCCGCCTATAGCCGCGAGATCACCAAACCCTGCGACGGCACGGTCCGGGTCGCCATGGACGGCGTCGAGCTCACGGGTGCGGCCTTCTCCTGCAATCTCTCGACCGGGCAGATCACCTTCGCAGTGGGATCGATCCCGCCGCCGGCCGCCGTCGTGACCGCCGGCTTCGCCTTCGACGTGCCTGTTCGCTTCGACACCGATGCGATCGAGGTCGATCTCTCCGCCTTCGCGGCCGGCGAGATTCCGCGCGTCCCCGTGATCGAGATCATCCCCTGAGGCCTGCTCCATGCGTGACATCCCTTCCGGTCTTGCCGCCCATATCGAGACGGCTGCGACGACGCTCTGCCATTGCTGGAGTTTGACGCGCCGCGATGGGCTCGTGCTCGGCTTCACCGATCACGATCGCAATCTGTCCTTCGACAGCATCGACTTCGCCGCGACGACCGGCCTCGAAGCGGCGGAAAGCGCGGCGGAGCTCGGCTTCGCCATCGGCGGTGGCGAGGTCGCCGGCGCCTTCGCCGCCTTCGGGCTGAACGAGACCGATCTGGCGCGCGGGCTCTACGACGATGCGCGCATGCGCGTCTGGTGGGTCAATTGGGCCGACCCGAGCCAGCGGATGCTGCTGGACGAGGGCTTCGTCGGCGAGATCAAGCGCGGCGAAGCGAGCTTCACCGCTGAGGTCCGCAGCTTTGCCAAGGCGTTCGACGAGGAGGGCGGCCGACTCTACATGCGGTCCTGTTCAGCCGATCTCGGCGATGCGCGCTGTGGTGTCGCACTCGCCGCAGCGGAATCCGAGGTCGTCGAGAGTGACGGCCGTCTCTCGATCTCTGCCGAGGGCATGGGCTCCTATGCCGATGCCCATTTCACCGGTGGCCGGCTGATCTTCACCAGCGGTACCAATGCCGGCTTCGCCACCGAGGTGAAGCGCCATGGTCGCGCGGGCACGCGGGCGCTGTTCCAGCTCTGGCAGGCGCCGGCTGCGCCGATCGTTGCCGGCGCCTGCTTCCGGGTGACGCCGGGCTGCGACAAGAGCTTCGCGACCTGCCGCGCCAAGTTCGGCAACGGCGTTAATTTCCGCGGCTTTCCGCATATGCCGACGACCGATTTCATCATCGGTGGCGTCCGTCCCGGCGACGGAGCGCTGGACGGCGGAAGCCTCTTCCGATGACGCGCAACGAGATCGTCGAGGCGGCGCGGCTCTGGCTGGGCACGCCCTATCACCATCAGGCCTCGCTCCGTGGCGTCGGCTGTGATTGCCTGGGGCTGGTGCGCGGCATCTGGCGCGATCTCTGCGGGGCCGAACCGGAGCAGCCGCCGCCCTATTCGCCGAGCTGGGCCGAGAGCTTGCGGCAGGAGACGCTGGCACTGGCTGCCACGCGGCATCTGTGGCCGATCGTGGCATCGGAGGCGCGCCCCGGCGACGTGCTGCTGTTTCGCTGGCGCGAGCATCTGCCGGCCAAGCACTGCGCGTTCCTGGCGACGCCCGGCAGCATCATCCATGCCCATGATGGCGCGGCTGTCGCCGAGGTCGCCTTCACGCCCTGGTGGCGGCGCCACCTCAGCCATGCCTTTTCCTTTCCCGGAGTGACCGACTAATGGCGACGCTTCTTCTCCAGGTTGCCGGCGCTGCCCTCGGGTCGGCCCTGGGCGGGCCAGTCGGCGGCGTAATCGGCCAGGCGTTGGGCGGGCTAGCCGGCGCCAGCATCGATCAGGCTTGGCTCGGCAGCGCCAGTGGCGGGAACAAGATCGTCGACGGCCCGCGCCTCAAGGAGGTCAACGGCCTCGCCGCGACGGAGGGCGCCGCGATCCCGCGCCTCTACGGCCGCGCGCGGCTCGGCGGGCAACTCATCTGGGCGACGCGCTTCGAGGAGGAGGTCACGGTCTCGATCACGCGCACCAAGAGCGGCGGCAAGGGCGGCCGGTCCAAGAAGACCTTCGAGACGACCTATAGCTACCATGCCAATCTCGCGATCGGTCTGTGCGAAGGGCCGATCGCCTTCATCCGGCGCATCTGGGTCGATGGGCGCGAGCTCGACGTGCAGACCGTGCAGATGCGCGTCCATCACGGTTACGAGACGCAGGAGCCCGATCCGCTGATCGCGGCGAAGGAGGCGGGCGAGGCCCCGGCCTATCGCGGGCTCGCCTATGTCGTGTTCGAGCGCTTTCCGCTCGCCGATTACGGCAACCGCGTGCCGCAATTCGATTTCGAGGTCGTACGGGCCGTCGATGGGCTGGGAGGCATGATCCGAGCGGTGGCGTTGACGCCGGGCGCCGGCGAGTTCGTCTATGATGTCCGCCCGGTTAGCCATGAGCCCGAGCCCGGCGTCAGCGAAAGCCTGACGCGCCACCAGCTCTATGGCGGCAGCGATGCCGATACCGCGCTCGGTCATCTGATGGCGCTCTGCCCCAACCTGCGGCGCGTCTCGCTGGTCGTGTCGTGGTTCGGCGACGATCTGCGTGCCGGGGCTTGCACGGTCGCGCCCCGGATCGAGATCGCGCATAAGCCGACGGTCGGAGCGCAATGGTCCGTGGCCGGGCTGGCGCGGTCTTCGGCCCGCGCCGTCAGCCAGGTCGGCGGACGGCCGGCTTTCGGCGGCACACCCTCGGACGAGAGCGTCGTCGCGCTGATTCGACGCCTGCGCTTCGACTACGGCCTCGAAGTCGTGCTCTACCCCTTCCTGATGATGGACATCCCGGCCGGAAATGCCTTGCCGGACCCCTATTCGGGCGCGGCAAGCCAGCCGCGCTATCCCTGGCGCGGCCGCATCACCTGCGACCCGGCGCCGGGCCGGCCGGGAAGCCCGGAGGGCAGCGGGGCCGTTGCAGCGCAGATCGCAGCTTTCGTTGGCACCGTCGCGCCGAGCGACATGGCCGTGGCAAGCTCAAGCGTCGTCTGCGCCAAACCGGACGAATGGTCCTACCGCCGGCTCGCCATGCATTGCGCCACCCTGGCCCAGGTGGCCGGCGGCGTGGAGGGCTTCGTCATCGGTTCCGAGATGGTCGGGCTGACGCATCTGCGCGGCGCGGCCGGCTATCCGATGGTCGATCAGCTCGCCGCCATCGCCCAGGACGTCAAGACGATGCTGCCGGACACGGTGGTGACCTATGCCGCCGATTG